ACCTCCTTTGTAAGAAACAGCCCGCTCATCAGCGGGCTTTTTTTCGCCTGCGGAAAACCGCCAAGTGGCTGTCTTTCAAGATGTTTATGCTGATATGCATTATCTGGGTGGAAATAAATGCATTTATGCATTGACTGTATATCCATACATGCATATTCTTCATCTCAAGCCAGCCAACAAGGTCTGGTGGAGGCGGCAAGGATGCTGCCAGGGAAGACAAGGAAGGCACGCAACACTGGCAAGGACGCCACCAAGTGATGGCAAGGACGCCAGGCAACACCGGCAAGGATGCCGACGCTCTTTAGTTTCACGGTTTCACCACAGGCAGCGATGAACCGGCCTTGACGGTTCAGAGGGTTGGCAACTGACCCGGGTGTGCAGCGTAAAGCACCAGAAGCAGTTATCCGGCAGACAGGGATCGTGGTCGGAAAAACATCGAGGAAAGATCCGTACCGCGCCAGTAGCGCCGAAAGATCGCAAGGACCGCATTACTGAAAAGCCTGGGCAACCGGGCTTTTTGGAATGCCTACCGACACATCAAACCACTTATTTATCAAAGCACCGGCCACCTGCCGGTTTTACGCATTCCAGGAGGCGTGACATGACAAACGAGCAGCAAGCGTTGGCAGAAATGCCTATCTGGCTGGTGATTATTCTGGCCCTGATCGGCGGGGTATCCGGGGAAATGTGGCGCGCCGACAAGGAGGGCGCCCGCGGTTGGTCGCTGGTCCGTCGCCTGGCCCTGCGTTCCGGGGCGTGCATGGTGTGCGGGGTATCGGCACTGATGCTGCTGTATGCCGCTGGCATGTCGATCTGGACGGCGGGCGCCCTCGGATGCCTGACCGCCATGGCCGGTGCCGACGTGGCCATCGGCCTGTATGAGCGCTGGGCCGCCAAGCGCATCGGGGTCAACCAACCCCCGGATTCAAAGTGATTGTTGCAAGGAAGCCACACCATGACCCTCATTGAAAAACCTTCACAGCTGCCGATTGCTGTCGGCGAGGCGCTGCGTGCAGCGTTCCCCGATCTGCGGGTGGGCAGCCCGCCGGGCTTTCTGGCGACGGATGAAACCGGCGTGGCGATCACGGTCGAACGCAATGGCCCCGGCGTGCGCTCCCTTGAAGGGCGCAAGGCCCATGTGCTGTCGATCTCGCTCAAAGTCATGGCCGCCCAGGGCGCGCAACCCTTTGACGCTTGTGACCTGGCGAGCCGGCTGATGGACCTGGTACTGGATAACCGTTGGCAGTTGCCGCCGGCCCAGTGCGATGTGCCGGTGAATATCGTCGCGCTGCCGTCGAGCCTGGTGGGGGCCGAAACCAACTATGACAGTTGGACCGTGTCCTTCAGCCAGACCCTTTACCTCGGCCCGCCACTGCTCAACGACCCCATCGGCAAGCCGCTGTTTGCCCGTACCTGGGAAGTGTCGAACATCGACGACCCCGATCAATACCGGCCATTGCAGGAGTAGCCCATGTTCGATGCACTGTTACGCCTGCAATTGGCGCCCCTGATCGAGCGTCTGGCCCACATGGAAACCCAGCTTGAAGACCTCTATCGGCGTGCCGAGAGCTTTTGCCGGATCGGCGTGTGCCAGGAGGTCGATGCGGCCAGCAATACCTGCAAGGTCAGCCATGGCGAGTTGCTGACCCCGGCGATTCGTTTTTTCAACCCCAGCGCCGGTGCGCAGACGGAAACGCGGATCCCCACGGTGGGTGAGCAATGCCTGCTGCTCAACTACGGCGGTGGCGAGGGTGGGGGGCAGTCGGTGGCGTTGTTTGGCCTCAACAGTGACCGCTTTCCGCCGCTGTCCAGTGCGGCCAGCCTGACGAGTCGACGTTATGAGGACGGCACGCAAAGCGCCTACGACGCCGCAGCACATGTATTGGGTTGGAACAATGGACCAGCGGCATTCAGCGGCTCTCGCGAGCAAGTGGAAATGAATTTGGGCGCTGCCCGTTTAGTCATGACCGCCGCAACCATCAGTCTGCAAGTCGGAGCCGTCGGCATGCTGCTGGATGCATCCGGCGTGCACTTGAGTGGCCCGGTGGTCGATCACCAGGGCCGAGTTATCAGCACGGCATAAGGATTTGCCATGATCGGAATTGAGAGAAACACCGGGGCCGTGGTGGACGACTGGCTGCAATTCGTCCAGCGCGCCACCCGGGCCCTGACCACACCTTTGGGCACGCGGCAGAAACGCCCGCTTTACGGTTCGATGATCCCGCAGCTGCTGGGGCAGAACCTGGGCGATGATCTGCTGATCCTCGCCCAAAGCCACGCCGCCCAGGCCTTTTACAACCCGCAGAACGGCATCGCCGATTTTGTCCCGCAAGTCATCGTCGCCAATCGCCAGGGCGCAGGCCTGCTGTTGCGGTTTGCCGGCACCTGGAAAAACCGCAAGCAATCCTTCGAGGTGGTGACATGAGCATGTTGATCCCCGGGCAGAACCAACTGGCGCCGCCCGACCTCATCGCCGTCGACGAATTCGAACCGCTGCTGGCGCAGTTCAAGGCATTTGTCGTCGACTACGTGGCCACCCGCGCCCCGCAAAGCGCGGCCAAACTCAAGGTCAGCCTGGACAATGAAAGCGAGTTGCTGACCCTGGCCCTGGAAGCCTTTTGTGTGCGCCTGCAAACCCATGAGCGCAAATACAATGCGCGGATCCAGCAGATGCTGGCGTGGTGGGCCACCGGCAGCAACCTGGATGCGCGCCTGGCCGACATGGGCCTGGAGCGCCAGGTGCTCGACCCAGGCGACCCGGCGGCGTTCCCGCCCGTGCCGCCAACCCTGGAAAGTGACGACGATGCGCGGCTGCGCTACTACCTGGCGCCCCACGCGCCGGCTGCGGGTTCACGCATGCAGTATCGTCGCGAGGTGTTCACCCTTGGCGAGCGGCCGGTGGTGAAAGTGCAGAGTGCCGCTGCTGGCGTGGTGACAGTCAGTTATACCTTCGACCCGGATGGCTATGCCGCCCAGGTCAAGGATGGCAACGCCCGGCGCACGGCACCTGGCGAGGTCATGGTCACAGTGCTCTCGCGCTCGGGTAATGGCACGCCATCGACGGACTTGCTTGACGGTGTGCGCCGCCATTTCGCCCGGCCCGATGTGCGCCCGGAAACCGATTGGGTGACGGTGCAGGGCGCGCAGATCGTGCCCTATAAGATTCGCGTGGTCGCCCGGATCAACGCCGGCCCGGACTCGGGGCTGACGCAAGTGGCGGCCCAGCAATTGCTGCAACGTTATGCCGAATCTTGCCACCGCCTTGAAGGGCGCGTGGACCCGAGTTGGATCGACTACACCATCCACACCGCCGGGGCTACGCAACTGGAGATTCTCGAACCGCTGGCGCCGATCATCACCACGGCCTTCCAGGCTCCGTATTGCACGGGTGTCGAGGTGCAGGTGCTGACGCTATGAGTGAGCACACATCCAGTTTATTGCCGGCCAACAGTTCGCCGCTGGAGAGGGCGTTGGACCTGGGTTTCGGTAAGTTGCTCGAACGGGTTGAGCCGCCGTTCCCGGCGCTGATGAATCCGCTGCACACGCCGCAGGCGTTCCTGCCTTACCTGGCCGCCGACCGTGGCGTCAGTGAATGGAACGCCGCTGCCGATGAAACCGAAAAGCGCCTCACGGTCGCCCTGTCCTGGCAGATCCAGCGCCAGGCCGGTACGCCCAAGGCGTTGAGCCACGCAGTCGAATCCCTGGGGTTTACCCCCAATATTCTGGCCTGGTACCAACAGCGCCCGCTGGCCCAGCCCTACACCTTCGACGTGCAGGCGATCATCGGCCGCAGTTGGTCCAGTGGCGACCACAACCGCTTGATCCGCCGCATCAACGCGGCCAAGAGCGAGCGCGACCTGGCCACCATCACCCTGGTGCATGAGGTGGTGGGCAGGCTGCCCATCACCAGCGTCGCCCATGCGGCGCTGAGTGACAGCGAGCTGTCGCTGCGGGGCGCCTTGCCGCAACTCATGTTGAGTTCAGGGCTTAACAGTGCGGGCGTGGCCCAGCACTACACCATTAACGACTACGACCTCAGGGCGCAGCCATGACCGATGACATTACGCGCCTGGTGCGCTTCACCTCCAAGGGTTTGGATGAAGTGTTGCAGGCAAAGAACCAAGGCTTGAAAGGCGAAATCACCCACATCGCCGCCGGCACCGGCCGCTACAACCCCACCGGCAACGAAACCGCCCTGCGCGATGAGCGCCAGCGCGTGGCGATTGTGGATTACGAAGACCTGGGCCAGCGCCAACTGCGCATGGCCGCGCTGTTTGATGGCGATGGTGAATATGAGATTGGCGAGTTCGGGTTTTACCTCGCCAGTGGCACGCTGTTGGCGGTGTACTCGGTGGCGGGGAAGTTGCTGACGTATAAGGCAGCGGCGGCGCGGGTGTTGCAGAAGTTTACGTTGGATATTTCGCCGTTGCCGGCGGATAGCGTCACCGTGATCGTGGGGTCGGAAAACCTCAACATCCTGGTGGTGGATGAGTTGGCGTCACTCTCGACGGCCAGTATCGACAACATGGCGCGAGGCATCGGAGCTTTATTTCGATTGATGGCGCTTGAAGCGAAGGCTTAACACAAGATCAATGCACTACAAGGAGTTTAAACATTGAGTACTGAACAGCAATTGGCCGCGGTTGTCAGCGCGGCAAATAATCTGACGGGTGTTGTGACGGGTAAGATCGGCGAGATTGATCGGGCCCTTGAAGTGGCGCAACGAACTTACCGCGAACAGATTGCAAGTTTGGATCAGCGTCTGCCTAGGCTGGCACTTACGCAAAATTTTAGTATGGCGCCGGATGCCACGGGCAATCTGATTGAGGGATGGGATATTCATCAACAGGTAACGACAACGAAATTGCGGACGGTTACCAGTGCTTCTCAAAAAGCTGGGCGACCCTCGGCTGATGTTGATTTTATGCAACAAGTCCAAGCTGATGTTCGGGAGCAATTTCCTGACTTTGATATTAGGGCCGCTGAGTATTGGAGAAATGGTATTCACGTATGGCAAATGAAATGGACGGATAATACTGTAAGTGCCTGGCTCGCTTATCCAAGGTCTGTCGATGACGGAAAGTTAAGCGGTGGTCGCCCGTTGCTTATGAACTCGACTGTGACAATAGGTGCTTTTGTTCGGTTAATTGACGGGGAGATCAGTGGCGCGTGGAGTACAGGGGCTGAGAAAGGTAAATGGCGCTGGTGTTCAGTGGTCATGCAACCGACTCGTATGTTTGGCCATTATTGGGTTATCCATCCAATGTGTTTTACAGCAAATGGGGTAGTTGAAGTGATGCTTGCTGGGGCCTGCACGGGTGTAGTCACTCATCCCGCTGACTGGTCATGCATGTTGGCTTTGGGTTAAGGAGAGCGTTAATGAAACCTGTATTTGCACTTGCTGAACTGCATCCTTTGATTAAGTGGACGGAAATCCGTGCCTCCCGCGACGCCGATCTTGCCGCCAGCGATTACGCCGCGATGCCCGATTACCCCATGACGGAAAAGGACCGCCCGGTCTTCGTCGCCTACCGCAAGGCCCTGCGCGATATCCCCGATCAAGGCGCCGATCCGGACGCCGTGATCTGGCCCGAAAAACCGGCCTTCCTGAAGTAATACACACCACCGCGAAAGCGGTTTTTTTTCGCCCGCCCAAAGCCCCTCCCGAAGGGGCTTTGCGCTTTTTGCACCCGGAGAATTCCCACCATGGCCAACCGCCAAACCTACACCGTCCTCATCCCATTCCCCACCCAAGGTGGCCACTGGTCCACCGTCGGTCAGGAGCTGGACTTGCTGGACGTCGAAGCAACCGCCCTGCGCACCGCCGGCCGCCTGGAACTGACCAGCGTGCTGGCTGCCGCCCAAGACACCCCACCGGCCAAGAAGGCCGTCACCAAGAAGGCTGAATAATCATGGCTGAGGTTTTGAACTTCGAGCATAACGGCATCACCGTCAATGCCAGCGAATCCCCCGAGGCCATGGGTGGCCTGGGTGACAACGTGATCGGTCTGGTCGGCACTGCGCCTAATGCGCACCTGTCGATCCCGAAAAACGCCCCGTTCCGCATCAACAGTTTCACCGCGCAGGCTCTGCTAGACCCCACCGGCGCCGAGTCGGGCACGCTGTTTCATGCGGTGTACCAGATCCTCAAAGTGGTCAAGGTGCCGGTCTATGTGGTGATCGTCGAAGAGGGCGCGACCCCCGCCGATACCCTCAACAACGTGATCGGCGGCAACGAGCCGGTGACCGGTCGCAAGCTGGGCCTCGCGGCGCTTGGCAGCGTCCCGGAAGACCTGACCATCATTGGCGCTCCAGGCTTCACCGGCACCAAGGCCGTGGCCGGTGAGTTTGCCGCGTTCGGCAAGCGCATCAAGGCCCGTGTGGTGCTGGACGGCAAAGACGCCAGCGTCGCCGATCAAGTGACCTACAGCGGCGAGCTGGGTGGCGCCGACCTGGGTTTCGACCGTTGCCTGCTGGTACACAACATGCCGTCGGTGTACTCCAAGGCCGCGAAGAAAAACGTGTTCCTCGCGCCGTCGTCCCTGGCCATTGCCGCGCTGGCCAAGGTCAAGCAGTGGGAGAGCCCGGGCAACCAGGTGACCTTCGCCGAAGACGTGTCGCGGGTGGTCGAGTACAACATCCTCGACACCTCCACCGAAGGCGACCTGCTCAACCGCTACGGCGTGAGCTACTACGCCCGCACCATCCTCGGCGGCTTCTCGCTGCTGGGTAACCGTTCCATCACCGGCAAGTTCATCAGCTATGTCGGCCTGGAAGACGCCATCAGTCGCAAGCTGGTCAAGGCCGGGCAGAAAGCCATGGCGCACAACCTGACCAAGTCGTTCATGGACCAGGAGGTCAAGCGCATCAACGACTGGCTGCAAACCCTGGTGGCCGACGAAACCATCCCGGGCGGTAGCGTGTACCTGCACCCGGAACTCAACAGTGTCGAGAAGTACAAGAACGGTACCTGGTTCATCGTGATCGACTACGGCCGCTACGCGCCGAACGAACACATGGTTTATCAACTCAATGCCCGCGATGAAATCATCGAGCAATTCCTGGAGGACGTTCTCTAATGTTTACCAACCGAGTCAGACAGGCCATTGCGGCCACTCTCCAGGGCCTGCCGCTGTCGGCGACCGTCGAGGAATTCACCCCGCCGAAGATCGAGTTCGAGATGGAAGCCATGACCGGCGGGCGCTTTATCGCCGAGGAAATGGCCAAGAGCGCCAAGGTGCTGAGCGCCAAGCTGGTGCTGCAAGGCGCCGGTCCCGAAATCATGCTGGCCCTGGGCGTGCGCTTGGGCGAAGACATCCTGCTCAACGTGCGTGAAGCGGGCCAGGACCAGGACGGCAAGGCCTACTTCACCTACCACACCGTCGGCGGCAAGCTTAAATCCCTGGAAGAAGCCAAGCTGAAGATGGGCGACAAGGCTACCACCACCCTGGATCTGTCCTGCCGCACCTACCATCGCCTGGACAACGGCGTGCCGGTGATCGACATCGACGTGCGCACCCAGAAGTTCGTGCTCAACGGCGTCGACATCCTCGGTGATGCCCGGCGTGCGGTGTTGATGCCGTAAGCCTGCCCACGGCGCGGCCACTGTAGGAGCTGGCTTGCCGGCGATTGCATCACCTCAGTTCAACTGAAAGACCGCGCTGCCTGTATCGCAGGCAAGCCGGCTCCCACACTGACCGTGCCCACGCTTTCTAAATTGTCATCAAGGAATTTTGCCCATGGCCTGGAAGCCACCCCTGCATAGCCTGCTGGCGCCGATCACCGCCGACAACGGTGCGACGATCGAGCAGATTCAACTCAACGCGCTGTTCTACGCCGCGCAAAAACAAGCGCTGGCCCGCGCTGGCGAGGACGAGGATGACCAGTTCTTCGAGCTGGCCAAACTGGCCACCGGCCTCTCGGAAAAGGAACTCGACCAACTCAAGCGCCCGGACTACGTGAGCATTGCCCAGCACGTACACGACATGTCGACACGCCCGGCCTCGTTCTTTCTGGGCGACTCCACCGAGCCTGGCGAGCAGGTGCAACTGCTGCTGCCGCTGGAAGTGGCCGGCCGTGTGTTGACCAGCGTCACCCTGGAAATGCCCGCGCTGCGCGCCACCAAGGTGATGAAAAAACTCGCCACCAACAAAGAGCGCGCCGAGTTCATCACCTCGCACTGCACCGGCCTTATGATCCCTGACCTGGACGGCCTGACCGTGCCCGACTGGACGCAACTGCAGGAGCGCATCGACGATTTTTTAAACAAACCGGCGGACTTCTTTCGCAGCGCGACATCGAAGTAATCCTCGACGTCGTTCCGCTGGTTTATTCGGTAAACGAAGCGGAAATTCTTGAATGGAATGCCGCCAAAGCATTGCGCCGCTACGACATCGCGATCACTCGCCTTGGCGTCAAATAGGAGGAGAGCGAGATGCAAGACGCTCGATATACGCTCAAGCTCGCGGACGAAGACAAACGCTGGATGACCTTTCCCGGGCTCGCCGAAAGTGGCGCCTCGCAACTGTCGGGCCTGCTTGCCGAGCCGAATGAAAGTCTGATTGGCGCTCCCACTATGGGCGTGGCGACAGAGCCACCGTCTGAGCTGAGCCTGGCCCTGGCCAACGCCAGCCTGCACATCCATGCGTTGACCGAGGAACAGGTGCGGCTGCGTGAGAGTCTGGAAACCCTCAATAGCACCCTGTTTATCACAGGCAACTCCCTGCTCGGCAGCGTCGCTGCAAGCCCCGCCCCTGTGGCTCAAGAGGAGGCTGCCAAAGACAAGGAGCCGGCAGCGGATTCCTGGTACGCCAAGGGGGCCAAGTGGTTGGGGGAGGGCTATCTCGATACGGCCAGGAGCCGGTTAACGGGCAAGGCTGTCGATGTGACGCTTGGCAAGTTGCCCGGTGTGGGGAAACTGTTTCGCGACGACAGCAAGGATTGCTGCTGCCCAGGGGCAACCGAAACCTTGAAGGGGCGTGCGCGTTTCCTGCCGAAAAAAACGGTGCGCCAGAGACTCACCGAGCGGCTGAGGCCGTCGTCGTCGAAAAAAACCACCCGCTTGGGCAGCCGCATGGCCGGGTCAATGGCAACGCTGCAGCGTGTTTTTGGACAGGCCGGCAAGGTGTTTGACGGGCCAAAAGTGGGTTTTCATGGTGCGTCGCTTCAAGCTTATCGGCCCGCTCCGCGCCTGGGCGAGGGTTCATCCAAGGCGCCTGTTTCATCCGCTCAAGGGCCGGCATTGCTCAGCACTCCAGCGCTCGCTTTGCCCAAGACTATCCCCTCCAGCCTGGTTTCAACGATGAGCAAACTGGAGTCTGTCGGCACTCGATCCCTTGCGCCGCTGCGCTACGCCGACACCGCCATCAACCTCGTCCAGGGTGTGCGCAACGGCGACCTGCAAGCGGTCGGCAGCAGCCTCGGCACTGCCGGTGGTGCGTGGGTCGGCGCCTCTGCCGGCGCGGCCCTTGGTACCCTGGTTTTGCCAGGCGTTGGCACTGCCGTCGGTGGCCTGATCGGCGGCCTGTTGGGCGGCGAGGCGGGCACCTGGCTGGGTGAAAAACTCTTCCCTTCCAGCGACCGCCTGCCATCGCCCGATTCGGTGAGCAAGGAACTCAACAGCGCGCGCTCGGACAACGTCCAGGTCACGCTGGCGCCGAGCATCCAGATCACCGGCGTCAACCCTGCCGACGCCCAGCAGGTGGTCGACCGAGTGATCCAGGCCCTGCAAAACCAATGCATGCCGATGCTGACCGATTCACTGGCGGTTCGGCGCAACGCAGCACTGACCGATGGAGGTGATTAATGCGACAGCAGATGGTACTGGGCGACTTTATATTTGGCCTGTCCCGAGGGTTCGCCTACTCCACGCTCCAACGCGGCAGTGATGGTGGCTGGGGCGACCTGGAGATTATCGCCAGCAAGCCCCAGTCGCGGCAGAACGGCCAGAAGCTGGAAAAACTGACCTTTGCCGGCACCGCCATGGCGGCTGTTGGCATGCAGCGTCTCGACCAATTACGCGTCCTGCTGGATGCACGGACGCCGTTGCCGCTGGTCGATGGTATTGGCCGCAACTGGGGCCTGTGGCGCATCACCGCACTGACGGAAAGCCAGGCCAATGTTATCGATGACGGCACCGCCATGGTGATCAAGTGGTCGCTGGTGCTGGAGGAGTTCGTCAATGCGTAGAGTCCGAAGTATTGCCGGTGATTCGGTCAACCTGCTGCTCTACCGCGAGTTGGGCCGTTGTGATGACGCGGCGGAAGAAACCCTATGGCGCTTGAATCCAGGGCTTGCCGAGCATGGCCCGGTGTTGCCGGCGGGCATCTGGGTGATCGTGCCCGAAATGGACGCGCAACCCGGTCTTGTACGACCCGTATCGGCCTGGGATTAAGGAGGCAGCATGGCAATGGGATTTACCCCGGTCGTGGAGATCTATGGCGCCAATGCGGCGTTGATCAACCCACGGCTGATGCAATGGAAACACACCGACGCGGCGGGCATCGAGTCCGACCGCCTGGAACTGACCATCAACATCGAGGGTCTGGAGGGCCTGCCGAGCCTGGGTGCAAAGATCGGCTTGCGCGTGGGTTACCGCGAGTCGGGGCTGGTGGAAAAAGGCGAGTTTGTGATTACCCAGCGCACGCCTTACCTGTTTCCCATGCGCCTGGCGATCGTGGCCACGGCGGCGCCGTTCAGCGTGATGGACCAAAGCGGTTACCGCCAGCGCCGTTCCGCCAGCCATGGCCCCACGACCCTCGGTGCGCTGTTTCGCCAACTGGCCACGCGGCACGGGTTTTCACCCCGGGTGGCGCCGGCATTGGACGGGATTGTGATCGACCATATCGATCAGTCGAATGAGACCGACATGGGCTTCATCACCCGCCTGGCCGGGCGCTACAACGCAGTGACCAAGCCGATCAACGAGTTGTATGTACTGGCCGAAAGTGGTCAGGTCAAGTCGCTGTCGGGCCAGCAACTGCCGGATGTGCGGTTGTCGGTGACCCATGACAACCGTCCTGGCGAGCAGGCGTTTATCAGCGCGCGGATTGATGAAAGCGCGCGGGCCAAATATCAGGGCTGCCGTGTCAATTGGTGGGATGGAGCGGCCTCTCGCCAGCGTGTGGTCGAGGTGGGGATCGCACCATTCAAGACTTTGCGCCAACGCTGCCAGAGCGAAACCGAAGCGCGCTCAGTGGCGCAGGGCGAGTTGCGCCGGGTGGGGCGCGAAGGGCTGACGATCGCCATTGATTGCCCTGGCAACCCGTTGCTGTCCGCCGAAGGGCTGTTGCTGCTGGATGAGACTTGGCCTGGGTATATGCAGGGGCGCTGGTCGATTGACAAGGTGACCCATGTAGGCGACACGACGACGGGCTATCGCAGTTCGATCATGGCCAGTGGGTTGGCCTCTTAGGCCGTGGAGATCAAGGATGATGACACTTTCGCAACTGCAACAGATCCTGCCTAACGCCCGTGCCCAAGCGGGCGTTTTCATTTCGGCGCTCAACGCCGCCATGCTTCACCGACACATCACCGCACCCAAACGCATGGCCGCCTTTATTGCCCAGGTCGGTCACGAGTCCGGTGAGTTGCGCTACGTCCGGGAACTGGGCGGCGAGCAATACCTGAGCAAATACGACACCGGCACCCTGGCGGTACGCCTGGGCAACAGTCCCGAAGCCGACGGTGACGGTCAGAAATACCGCGGCCGTGGGCTGATCCAGATTACCGGGCGGCGCAATTACCTGGCCTGCAGTCGCGCGCTGTTTGGCGATGAACGCCTGCTGCATTTCCCCGAACTGCTGGAACAACCGCAATGGGCGGCCGAGTCCGCCGCCTGGTTCTGGCACAGCAATGGTTTGAATGAACTGGCGGATCAGGACCAATTCACCACCATCACTCGCCGTATCAATGGTGGCCTCAATGGGCTGGAGCATCGTCAGCAATTGTGGGCGCAGGCGAGGGCGGTGTTATGCAGTTGAGCTGGCGCATGCTGGCTGTTGCCTTGCTGATGGCCGTCCCGGCGGTGGCCAGTTGGCAGGTCCAGGCCTGGCGCCTTGGCCTTGAGTTCGAACGCCAGGCGGCGCGGCACTCAGAGCTGCTGAACCAGCAAAGCCAGGCAGCGCAGCGCCACTACCTGGCCGAACAAACCAGGCGCCAGGCATTGGAGCAACAGCTCGCCGCCAGCGATCAACAGCACACGCGGGAGTTGAGCGATGCACAACGTAACCAGGTTTATCTGCGCGACCGGCTGGCCACTACTGATGTGCGCCTGTCAGTCCTTCTCGACGCCGCCGATCCCGCCGCCGGCCACTCAATGCCAGCCACCGCCACCCGCAGCGTGGTTCATGGCGCCCCGCGAGGTCGACTTGACCCGGCGCATGCTCAGCGAATTATCGGCATCACCGATGCCGGCGATAACGGATTGATCGCGCTGCGGGCCTGCCAGGCGTATGTGCGGGCCATCACCCGGTAA